TGCTCTGCTAAATGTGATAACTTCTCTTTATTTGATTCCAAAGATTGTTCTACTAATGCAATATAACGTTCGGTATTATTAATTTCACCTTTTAGTATATCCCATTCTTTCTTAGCTTCTTCAATTGGTTGTTCGTTAATATACTTTGTTTCTTCAATTGTTTTTGAAATTTCAGATATAGATTGAGTATATCCATCCAATTTTTCTTTTTTAAGTTTTTCTTCTGAAAGTGTATGTAAGATATCCCTACCAATATCATTCTTTTTCTTTTCTAATATTTCTAAATCTAAATTACCATCTACTGGCACTAGCTCTTTTGTTAATCCTAATATTCTATCAGATAAGTCCGTTACATCTATTGTTCTACTTTCTAATGTTTTTTCAAATCCTCTTAGTTCTGATTTTTTGGTTTGTCTTTCTAATCCTTTTTCTGCTAATTCAGATGTAAAATCAGTTTTCTTAAAGTTTTTAATAAGAACTGCCACCTCTTTAATATCTTCGGTAGCTGTTTCGTATAATTTATCAAATACATTCAATCCCATAAATTGAGCAAGTAAATCTTTTCTCTCGCTTTGGGATTTATCAATGAATATAGAGTTATTACCTTGTAATGATAATGCAGTCAATACAAAATCTTCATACTTACCAACATATTGTTCAATTACGATATTCGTATCTCTTCTCTCCGTTCCATTTAAGGATGTTATAACCCCACCCTCTTCTTTCCAAAATTGAACATCTACTTTAACATTTTTACCTTTATTAATAGTTTTTGCGGTTCTCTTAATAAAGAAATCAATTCCATCAACTTGGAAGTGTAGTTCACACTCAAAATCTGATTTACGATTATTCATAATATTTTGAGCTTTATAAGCTCTACTACATTTATCGTATAAACAAAATGAAATAGCATCAAATAGAGATGATTTACCAGCTGCGTTTGGTGCAAACAATCCCATTAATCCTCCAATTTTTTGGAAATCAATTTTATTAGATTCACCATATGAAAACATATTACTAAATTTAAATTTAATTGGTTTCCAATGAATGTTTCTATGTATTTCTTCTTGTGTTATTCTACTATTGATATCTCTATTAACACCTTCTAACGCATCCAAATCTTCAGTAGTTGTAAACGGCATCATTCTCTGAACATATTCTCTTATCAATGTATTTTGATGATTGATATCGGTTACATCTTCAAAATCCAATTTGCTCAATCTATTTCCAGTCTTTTGTTTATTAAATGAATCGGTTCTAATAATTGTAAAATCTTCAACACCATATCGCATTTTAATTTCAGTAATTACCTTTTTTGTATCAGCTGAATCGGTATTTGATAATCGAACTCTTAAACGAGGTTTTTTTGGCATATCAGTTACAATTGGAACTTTTCCATTATCAATATCCAATGTATAATATCCATATTCGTTTGGAATATCAATTCCTTCGTATTTCATAGAATCTAAATCCCAAGCTAAGAATCCATGTCCATTTAAACTTTCACCAAAGTTTTGTTGTACTAACGAACCAGCATAAACTACTTTACATCCGCTTGGAGAAATCATAGTTTGCCTTTTATGAATATCACCCAATAGTGCTAAATCATAACCATCAAACATATCAGTTGTAAAATGACGTGAAGATACTACATACCCAATATCGGTTTGAGAGTTATCAACAGGTCCGTGAAATAGTGCAATCTTTTTATTGCCCGATAATGTATCAGCTTTTGGCCAATTCTTTTTATCATCGAAGATACTGAATACCCCAAAATCGATTCCACCAATAGAATATACTTGAGTATCTCTTAGGTAAGTAAAGTTTGGTAGATTTAGGGCTTCTACAATTGGAGTAAGTACATCCAATCTATCAGAGTTGTTCATATTACAATCGTGATTACCCGTGATAAGGATAGTTTCACAATGTTTTGAACATTCTGTAAATAGCCAACTTATCTCTCTAACTAATTCGGGAGATAATTCTAATTTAGCGTGAGCAATATCACCTGCTAAATAGATAAGTGAATTTTCCGTTCCTCTTTTACGGATTTCTTCAAACATTGTTTCAAATACTTTTCTGTACTCTTTATGTCTTTGTACATTACGAATATGTACATCGGCAATGTGGTAGATTGTTTTTAATCTTTTCATAAACTATTTATTTTGTTTAATAGTAATTCTTCGGATGAAAACTCTTTGGTTTTCGTTAATTCTTCATAAAATTTTTCATATCCCATATCAGATGCATCTTTATCTCTAAGATACATCATCTTAACATTTATACCTTGCTTTCTAAAATATTCCGCTGCTTTAAGCGCTTCATTGATAGCATCATTATCTAATGAAATAACAATATCACTAACTCCACTCATAAAGATTTTCTCTACCAATTGTTTGGATGGGAATTTGCCTAATAATGGAATTGCGTTTCTTTTTATTGTAATTGCATCAAATACACCCTCACAAAGTATAATTGGTTCATTCCAATTAATTTGTGATTCAAATGCTATAATATTTTTACTGATAGGTGGGTTTTTATATTTCATTTTCTCTTCAGTATAATATGAACGAGAAATAAAATAATTTAATTGACCATTTAAATCATATGATGGTATAATAACTCTTCTACTATACAAACCTTCTTTACAATAACCAATATTATATTTTATTATTTCTTTCATACCAATACCTCTTTGAGTAAGGTAGAACATAGCATGTTTATATTCGGGATTAAACCCTTTAGGAGACTCACTAAGCGATACAAATTCCTTTGGTAATTGAATGAACACCTTTGTATCGGCATCCTCTAATTGTGGGTTATAATTACTATCACCATAGATTTCTCTAATAATAGAAATAGTCTTTCTATCAACATCTAACTTTTTTAATAAAGATGTTAATTTTTTACCACCACTATTACACGTCCAACAATGCCATTTTTGAGAATCAGTATTGACTTGGAGTTTTGGCTTATGATGATTACAAAATGGGCAGTGAAATGCCAATTCGTTGCCTCTCAACGTAAGACCATGGCCCAATACATTAGTAAGGGCATTAATTACCTTATTTTTATCATTGCTACTTAACACATCACAAATATACTACAAATATTTGATATTACCAACTTTTTATGGTTCTAAAAACCAATAATCCGGTATTTCTTTATCTGCGTACTTATAACCATTCTTATCACACCAATCTGCGTAGGTGGTTTTAGAGCTTTTTGTGATTTTGTTCTTAGAATTGGAAAATACGAATCGTATATCCAAATTGGGGTTTTGAGCCTTAACTAACAAGTGTTTTTTTCTGTCAGCTGCTACAAACCTACCCTTCGTTTCTACTCTAATACCATTAGGTAATTTAAAATCAGGATGATAGTGGTGAGTGGATGCAGGAATTATGTATGGAACTTTTTCAGTTTCATATTCTACTTTAATTCCTTTAGACTCTATTTGTTTTGATATGGTTTCTTCTAAACCAGATTTAAATCCATATTTTTTAGCAACCCATTTAGGATTGCTTTTATTTGTAACTTTTTTAGCCATTAAATTGGTTTATTTTTTTACTGAATCCGAGTATTTCTTTTCACTAACCTCTCCACCTCTTCCGGTTTTAAATTTAGCGGCAGTTAATACTTGGTCATCTATTTTTTTCAAATCATTTGTAGTGTATGGTGTTTTTGCGTTTGTACCAGCTTCAAATGAAATTTTATCAACACCCAATGATGATTGAGCTGCTTTGTATAATTCTAAAATCTTTGACATAATGTTGTTTGTTTAATATAAATATAAGTTAAGTATCAAAACGGATAATAAAGTTTACAGGCATATCTGGTTCTGATTTAATTGGTTGTGGTAACTTAGCAACAGCTACTAAATCACAATTATCATCGTATAATCCAATGGTTGTTATAAATGGTGCTAAGAATGAGCCCGTGCTATCTATTGAACCACTTAAATCATAATGTTCAAAACCACCACTAACTGATGATGTATAATTTGATGCAAATCTATAATCTAATATATCTCCATTCTCTAATGTAGATTTTTTCTTAATATATTTTGTACCAGGGTTAGTTGTAACTTTATATATTTTATTATCACTACCTGTTATAAATTCGGTTACCTTTCCAACCTCAACAACTGCTGATGGGTTTTGTGATACATTAAATTCATCTTCATTTGCAATTAAAAGATATTCGTGCTCATAAATTGTTTTGGTTGATTTATAATCCAATTGCCATCCATTTTCTAATCTACTAGCAGCATCCTTTGTTATTACAATTAATCCTTGATTACAAAATACATTACCAATTTTAATACCTTGCGCTTGTTCGGGTAGGAATGGAATAT